CTGATAAGAAAATCTTCCTGTAACTGTTCCTCCTCCTGCATTTCTAAGTTGATTTATCTCTGCGTGTATTCTTCCTTTATGTTCATAACGTAGAATAGAATCAATAAAAGTTGTATGAGCTTTATTTATTTCTCTAGCCTTAGCAATCATATTTACAACAGGATGTTTATGTTCTTGTAAAAAATTTTTAGTAAAAGAGGGGGCTGATGTTTTTTCTGTTCGTGGATATTCTATTTTTAATGTTTCAAATACGTTAGCAATGGATCGTGCTGCCCATATTTGTGTGTCTATGTTAGTTTCTTCTTTTATTTTTCGTAAAATTTCTCGTTCCTCGGTTATTAATTGCTTCTTCATTGCATGGGCTCTTTCAATATCAACTCGAACGCCTTTGAATCTCATGTCGACTAGACAGGGAAAGAGATCTGTTTCTAAATCAAACACATCTTCTAGATCTTGACTAATAATTTCTTTTTTTAGTTCTTGCCAAAGTCCTAATGTTACTTCCGCATCTCTTTCCGCATAAGCACCTGCATGCATAGCCGGTAATTTATACATTTCTGCTTTGGGATCGATGCCCCATTCAGAGGCAGCTTCTGCGAGTGCTCTTTCATTTTTACCATACCCTAGATAGTGCCAGGATAAACTATTGAGATCGTATCTAAATCTGTTTTCATCTGTAATAGCTGCGGCCAGCATAGTACAAACAATATCGCCATTAATTTTAAAACCCATAGCTCTTAGCCAGCAGACGTCATAGATTGCATTGTGAAAAATTTTTGTTGAGGGAGCTTCGAGTATATCCTTAAGCCACATTAATACTTTGGCTTTCTCCATATTACCGCCACCTTCATGAGCAATAGGAAAGTATCCTTTGTAGTATGCAGAAGCTACGGCAATACCAATCACTTCTCCATTACCAATAATAGAACCAGATCCTTTTTTAATAAGATCAGGATCTTTTGTTTCTAAATCAATTGCAATTTCATCTACTTGTCTTAAGTCTGGAAATTCTGTCGGCTTCACCCATTCAGTTTGGGCTTCGAATCTAGGAATTCGCATTAGTTATGTGGACACCTTTCTTTTTTTAAAAGATTTTTTAATTCTCCAAGTTTTACCTTGTCGCTAACTACTCCTTTATTTTTAAGCTCTTGAAACAAACCATAGTCTCTCTCAATGATCATATCAATATAATGCTTAGCTTTTTCCAAGTCTTGTACTTCTCCTTTATGTGCGTGTCTGCAGATATATTTTATAGCATTTCCTTCTGCAAAAAGCAATTTGTTATCATTAATGAACTTGCTCGGCTGCACGACCATGTCTTTATAATGGGATCCGCCAATTTGTTTATTGTATACTTTCGATGTCATATCCTTTATCCTCCTTTTTTGCCGTCATAATATATAGGTTTTGTTTGGTACGTGTGACGCCCACATACCATATCCGATTTTCTTCGTCTTCCTTATCAGGGCTTTTTTCAATCGCCTCTCTAATGGTTTTGGTGTTATCTAAAATCAGTAAAACATTATCTGCTTCACCTCCTTTAGCTGCATGAATCGTTGATAGTTTAACTCTTGCTTCTTTAGATAATTCTTCTCCTGCTTGTAACATGTCTCTGATGTAAAGGCTGTCTTCAGGTTCAGTTTCAAAAACTTCAAACCAACGTTGAGTGTGGCTATAGCCAAACTCTTTTAAGTCATAAAGTCTTTCTTCCTTTTGTGGAAATTCTTTACCAAAATATTCAAATAAATCTTTACACTCTGATATGGAGAGTTGGGATCCTTTGGTCCATCGTGTATAGTTTTGGATGGCATCATATAATCTAGTTTTATAACTCTTTCTATTTTTATACTCAAAATAAATTCCTCTATCTCTCAAGGATGGCTTAAGCTTTATTAATTTATCATTATATCTAGCTAACACTAACCATTTTCCTTCATGTAAAGGAACATCTTCGATAGAAGTAATAGGATGTACAGCTCCATCTTCATCTCGTGCTTTCCATTCTTTTTTTAATCTCCGTTCATCTGGTATTCTACTTAAAATACTGTCAGCAATGTGTTGAATCAATTTAGGAACGCGATAAGATTGTGGTAATACTATTTCTTTTGCTGGTTCCTGTTGAAACCTCTTAACATCTGCACCTGCCCATCCATAAATAGCTTGATCGTCGTCACCTGCTAAGATAACATATTTAGAATTTTTCTTTAAAATTTCAAACATCTTCCATTGAATCGGTGATAAATCTTGAGCTTCATCAATAAAAACCACATCATATTTTGGACACAATTCTGACACAATAAATTTTTCTATCATGTCTGTAAAATCTTTAAGATGAAAAGATTCTTTATAGTTAGCTACCTCATCTCTCAAAATATATAATAAGTTTTGATCAAGGTCATGCGAGTACATATCGGTGTTGTATTCATCTTCAATAGGAATTTCTTTTATTCTGGCTGCATTAATGATGTTAAAATATTCACTATCTGAGTCAACAAATCCTGTCTTTTCTTCGCCATTACTATAAACCGTTACCTCTATTCCTAAACTTCTTCCTATATCTTCATAGTGTTCGTCTTGCATCACCTCACTTTTTTTCATTCCTAATTTCCAAAAAGCTAGAGAGTGAAGAGTTCTAAAATTTTTTAATTGTTTTTCGCTAATGTTAGGATTTTGATCTAGCATTCTTTCCTTAGCTTCGCTTGCAGCTTTTTTAGTAAAAGCAAAGTACCCTATTTTATCAATAGGTGTTCCTAGTTTAAGAAAAGTTCTAGCGTAGTGTAATAAACGTGTTGTTTTCCCTGTTCCCGGAGGCCCGAGTATTTTTCTCATCATAAAATATCCTTTTTATGTTCTAGTTTAGTGTGATGAATAGGGACGTTTTCAAATTCTTTAATAGAAATTTTTATAATGTTTTTAGTAGGAGTATTATATTTACCTTTGTCTTTGGCTGGAAATCTTTTCTGGTCTAAAAAATCTATATCACAATCTTTATAAGTTACCTGCATCATGGTACCTGTTTTATCTTCACTGTATTTCCAATTCTTGGATCTAAGTTTGTCATAAAATTTATCAAATTTAAAAAAAGCATATCCTTCTTCTATTAAAACTGTTCCTGTTTTAAACCCAGCATCATTCATAGCTTTGGGTCCATTAATTTTAGCATGAAGAACGTCGTGTAATTTTTCCTTAGAGGTAGTTCCAATAGGAGGGTTAACTATTTTTTGAGTCTTCCATAAAGCATCCAATACTATTTGATCCTCATCTCCTTTGATAATAGGAGGAGGAAATCCTGCAGCTTTTGCTATTGCATTGCGTCTCTTACGTTGATCATTAACATGTTCAACTGATCGACAGTGAACGGTAGCTGTGCTGATTCCATCAGGCCTAATAACATCAAATTCAAACTCGGGTTCAGGATCGAGATCTATTTTCTTAAGGTTAGTTAAAACAGGGTAGGTTCCTTTTGATCCTGCTAACACTCCAAATTTTTTCTTAACACATATTCCTTTTTTACAATGATCACTAATAGGACTCTGTGTACAGGTATATCCTTTTAATGATCTTGCCCATGATCTGACTTTAGCGTTTAATAATTTATCATCCCAGGCATTGGCATGTTGTTCGGCAAAATATTTAACAGGAGCATTTTTAACTTTTTGTTTCCATGTGTCTTCATATTTCATTTTAACAAAGACATGGTAGTTGTACATAAACCTATCTTTGCCATCGAACTGAGGGTCTTTCATCATTGTCGATAATGTTGCTAAACATGGAGGACCATCTTTAAAATCTCCATCAGCTCCTTCAAAAATCTTTTTATCAATGTTATCTGTAATGATAGTAAGCTGATCCGGATCAACTAAATTAGATCCAACTAAAGAAATAAACTGTTCAAAAGTAAATTCGGTTCCGTCTATGTTTAAAGCTCTTCTTTCTGTTTTATTAAAATAAGGTAGATTAATAAATTGTCCTGGTCTTAAGGTTCCTCTCTCTAGATCTTTGGTTAGTTGTGTTTGCTTGGGAAAAATTTCTGTGTCTGATTTTAATTGAAAAAGAGGAAGGAGATTACTTAAAAAAGATTTTAGTGTTGCTGCATCCACAAACTTTCTCATAAAAATATACAGATGAAGTCCTTTACTTTTGGATAGAATAGGTATGAGAGGTAATTTGTATTCTTGAATTTTGTCTATGATAAATTTCCTATCGAAATTTTCATAATTAGAAGGGTCTATATCAATAAGACCAAATTTTGTTTCACCTTCTTCATTGCAAGGCTGAATTCCAATAGATTTTTTACCATTTAAATGATCAAGGTAGATATCGTCAGTAAGCTCTTGATAATTCCAGCGATAGTCTCCTGGTTTTAATCTAAGTTTTCCGCTGGCTGGATCAACATAGGCATTTTTAATATTAGCGACACCATACGCTCCCCGATAACCACAAAAGATCTGTATATATTTCTCATCCATAAATATCTTTAAACACGGGGCGAGTTAAGTCTCCCGCTCTCGCCCCGTCTTAGTCGTCAAACGACTAATCGGTTAAAAGTGAGAGTTAGACCCTTTCGGTTTATCAGAGCCATGCTTCGCTTTAACACTTCCTTTGGAAATGTTTTCAGAAAACGTTTTGGCTTGTTGATAAGCTTGACTGTCAGTGACTGGTCCTACCTTACTTACTTCCCAACCAAACCAAGTGCCTTTATCATTTGACATTTGAGTTGTTTTTAGTCTGTAAATATGGCTAAAAGATGCTGGCGTAAATAAGCCATTCTTACCTTTTAGTTTTAAACCACTCATCATTGAGTTCCATTTTCTACTAATTTTTAATTGAGTAGACTTCATGGAAATCAAAGCTGTTGAGGGACTATCGCCTAAGATGATTACAAAATGCGATGCAGTCTTATCGATATAATTACCGTTAGGTAATCTATCTTTATAATTTGCATCTGGTTTTGTTTTAGACATCACATCAGATGAAGAATCATAAATCGCAACAGGTGCGCCTAATCCTTCTCCTCTGTCTTTCCACTCAAGATACTCGAGTTTATAAAAGCATGGAATGACATCAATGCCCTTCACACCATTATATAACTCTCCAGTAACAGAATTGTATATCATTCCTGCTTCTGCACCTTCCACATATTTACCATCCCTTTTGTTTACTTCAGGTGATAACTGTGCCAGGATTTTAAGAAAAGGTAATGCTAGATCTTGTTGACCTATATTGCCTAATCCTCTTGCTGCATCTTCCTCAAATACATTTGCGGGAAGAGGAGCACTTTCTTTTTGTGTCATGTTTCCTTGTTCTTTGTTCATGATTATTTGTTCCTTGTTATTTTTGTTCTGTTGCCCGTGAACAGGTTAAAAAGATCAGAAGGCACTTCTTGTCCAGCTTCTAGACGCTCTCTGACCAATGCTTTAAGTGTCATAGGCTCAACCTTTAATTTCTGGACAGGTTGGTACCCTCGACTTTGTGCAAGGCTTGCATAATCGCTTGCCTTGGTGTCTTCGTTACGACCAAAAGCAACAGTAACCTCATTTTTAATAAGATCACCTAGGTCGTTTTCTCGAAGCCATTTAAATGCTTCTTCTCGTTTTGCAACGGGAATAGAAGCACCATAGACAGGTTTTACTTCAACTGAAGTTCCATCTGCCAATTTAAGTGTGGAGATATTCATTTCCTGCATCATTGTAGGAATAATCTCCCCTGAAACTAACTCTATATTTCTTTTGAGTTCTTTTAGTTCCACTTCTTTTTTAGCTAATATATCTTCTAGATTTGTTAGCTTCACAACTTGATCAGATAATTTATCAGATTCATTTACTGAATCCAAAGATTTTCTCTGATCTTCTTCGTAATTAATATCACTCATTTATCTCTCCTTTCTCGTGTAGATTAATCTTAATGGAATAATATTTTCTTTCTTGTTTATCCCACTTGAGTAATTGATATTTACCGTTAGTCTTATCAGATACAATAGAACACGCGACTCCAATAATAGCAGGATCTCCTGTAAGTAATAAAAAATCTTTTTCCCTATAATTTTGTAAACCTTTTCTTAGTTTAAAAATTAATGGACCAGGAGAAAAAATAATTTGGGAAAGTTCTGGTAATAAAAACTTAAACGTTCCAAATTCTGCAGCTCCCATAATATTTATTTTAGGGCGACCATCTCTGGTCCCTGCGATCTCCTGAATTACATATACAATAGGCTTTTCATTAGCCCCACTCATTACAGTAAACATAGTACCTTGTATCTTTCTAACATTGACAAAGGTTATAGATTATCCTATATAGTAAGTCAATAGAAAGATGAATTATAAGTTTAAAACTAAACCATATGAGCATCAATTAAAAGCCCTAGAGGCTTCTTGGACAAAATCTTATTTTGCTTATTTTATGGAGATGGGTACCGGAAAATCTAAAGTGCTTTTGGATAATATTGCCATGCTCTATGATCAAGGGAAGATAGATGGAGCCTTAATTGTGGCTCCTAAAGGAGTAATTGGAACTTGGTATGAACAAGAAATTCCTGAGCATTTTCCTGAACATATAGAAAAAGTGTCAGTATTATGGCAGGCTAATATTACCAAAGGACAATCTAAAAAATTAAACGCTCTCTTTAAAACTGGAGAAGAACTTCATATTTTAATTATGAATGTAGAAGCTTTTTCAACCCAAAAAGGGGTTGATTTTGCAACTAAATTTTTAAGTTGTCATAATACTATGATGGCAATTGATGAAAGTACAACTATTAAGAATCCTGATGCAAAAAGAACTAAAAATATATGTAAATTAGCTCCTCATGCTAAATATAAAAGAATACTAACAGGTTCTCCTGTTACTAAGTCTCCCTTAGACTTATATAAACAATGTGATTTTTTATCCTCAGAACTTTTGGGTCATAGTTCTTATTACACTTTTAGAACACGTTATGCGGTAATGAAGACAGCTAATTTTGGAGGACGAAATGTGCAGATTGTTGTGGGTTATAGAAATTTAGAAGAGCTTTCAGAAAAATTAAAAGCTTTCTCTTCTAGAGTTTTAAAGGATGACTGTTTAGATTTACCTCCTAAAACATTTATGAAAAGAATTGTTAAATTGACGCCGGCCCAAGAGAAAGTTTATAAACAAATGAAACACCTAGCTCTAGCGGAAATGGAAGGAAAACAGATGACAACAGCAACTGTCTTAACTCAACTTATGAGACTACATCAAATTACATGTGGTCATTTTACAGCTGATGATGGAACCACTAAAGATATAAAAAATAATAGAATTACAGAATTATTAAATACTCTAGAAGAGATACACGGTAAGGTTGTAATATGGGCACATTACCAGTACGACGTAGAAACAATCGTAGAACATCTTAAAAAAGAGTATGGGGATAACTCTTTTGTAACTTATTATGGAAAAACACCTATGAGTGAAAGACAGGATAACATTAAAAAATTTCAAGATCTTAAAAGTCCCGTAAGATTTTTAGTGGGGACCACGCAAACTGGCGGGTATGGTATCACCTTGACGGCTGCAAGTACAATGATTTATTATTCTAATGGCTATGATTTAGAGAAACGCCAACAATCAGAAGCCCGTATAGACAGAATTGGACAAAAATTTCCAATGACATATATTGATATTATGGCTCAAGATACGGTAGATGAGAGAATTGTGAAAGCTTTAAGAAAAAAAATAAATATTGCTAGTAAGATAATGGGAGAAAAATTAAAAGCATGGATTTAAAAGAATATATTTTACCCAGTAATACAATGATAGGGGGATGGTATATTCCTAAGCCATTGTGTGATGATATTATAAACCTCTTTAAAGAAAATAAAGATAAACAGACTCCCGGTGTTGTGGGGCCACCTTTACGTGTAGATCCTGAGGAAAAAGTTTCTACCGAAGTTCCAATCCATCCTTCTTATGATCATCCAACCTTTACTATATATAAAAACCTTATAGGAAACATTGTTCATTTATATGAAAAGAAATATCCTGAGGTTGAAGAATTTAGTAAATTTGGAATGGGAGAATCCTGTCAAATTCAACACTATAATCCTGGAGAAGGATTTAAAAAGTGGCATTTTGAAAGAAGCAGCCAAGCAGAAAATCGCTGTCTAGTTTTTATGACTTACTTGAATGATGTTCCTGATGGAGGCACTCATTTTAAATATCAAGATTTAACAACTCCTGCTGAAAAAGGATTAACTTTAATATGGCCGACGGACTTTTCTCATACCCATAAAGGCCAAATCACCAAGCATCATGAAAAGTATATTATTACCGGTTGGTTAGGATTTGCTTAATCCTACATTTTCTGGGAGTATAGTAAAAGCTTGCTTAAAAATTTTT